CCTAGTATTGAACTTGTTCCAGTTGTGCTACCAATTTGGTACGCACCACCTTCTCTAGTTCCGTAAGTAGTTTCTGTTCCTGTTGTACTATTAGTACGGTAAGTTATAAAACCGTTTTTGGACCTGACTGGTCCACTAAAACTTGAATTTGCCATAATTTAGTCTCCTAAATAAATCTATCGTCTTGGCATGTCTGCTAGGGCAGTCGATAGACATTAAAAAATCCCTAGAAATATAGGGTGGCTATAACACCACCCTATAGTTATTATGCACCTGGAGAGCCATATATTCCACGCCAGTCAGACCAGCCGAAGCTGTATCTTTCTCTTGCTTTATATCTAACATTCCCAGACTCAAAATCTCCTTCCATACCTGTAGCAACAGGAGTTCGGACGAAGTGTTTAAGCCCATTTGGAGCATCCGTTCTGAGGAAAAACGCATCAGTATCTGTAAGATAGTGATTTACTGCGTATCCATCAGGCACAGCACTCATGTTACGGACGGCATTTATGTCGTTATCGGCAGTGCCTACCCTTCCAGGAGTGTTGAGGATTCTGTCCGCAACGAATTGCAACGCTGGGGGGACAATAAGTCTCCTAGCTTTTACATTGACTTTTAAGCCTCTTTCATCTACGAAAGCTGCAATATCAATTAAAGCATTTTCCAACGAAGTTTCGTTAAGGTCAGCTGCTGTACTTGGCTCGTTTTTGACATCCCCACCTGTAATAGTTGGGTGGTCAGTTGTTAACAATGGTTTTCCATCACCACCAGGATAAGTTGTGCTAAATCCATTATTTAGGATATTCGCTGCTTTAACCTGTTTGGTTTGGTTCATTGATCTAGCCAACGCTTTAGTATAGCGTGCTGAAATAGACTCATATAGATTATCTTCCATTGCTTCTTCAGTAAGTGCAAACGCTAAAGCTATAGTCTCGTGTGTGTAACGAGCAGTCCAGCTTTCCTGCGCTGTGTCATAAGTCACGGGAGCACCTTCTGGTTTTACAGGAGCCTCTTGGAATCCTGAAAGCATAACCTCTTCTTCAAAAGCACGATCTGAACTTTCCGTATCAAAAATCATCGTATGTTCGTCCTCGTACTGATCATATTCAAGTCCGAACAAAGCGTTAAGTCCAGGCTCGAGTTCTTTTACTAATTGAGCTCTGTTAATTGCCATTATTAATCACCTCTATTCGAATTGATTCGCTGGGAATCTAAAGTAGCCACGAGCGTATTGACCGATCGAATTATTCGGTCTGTCAACAAAGCCCACGCATCTTGCGATTCCTGACGAAGTGGTGGTAGTCACACCCTCTTTTGAGCGTAGAGTGGTCGTATCACCTGTTGTTGTTGAAATTGTGTATATGGCTCCGACACTTGCTTGCGTTGGTGTAGTAGTAAACTGAGCTTCGTAAACGATGTCAGGATCTGTGTACACATATGCTTTAGCATCTGCGGAACCTTGGGTTGCAGTACTAGCGGTCCAAGATCTAGAAAAGATTGGCGCACCTGTACTGCTAACATAATACACACCTGCGAAGACTCCACAGGGTGCAGCTGTTGCTGTCCCTTGAGTCACATAACCAGAAGCTAGAGTTACTACATCACCACTATAAATAGCAGTTCCGTAAGCAGTCTCAATTGCTAACTGGTCGGCACGTATGACACCTCCTGTGAGATGCCAAGCTGGGACGAACCCATTTGGTGCATTTTTATTAGCCATAAGTTTTCACCTTATATATGTTAATATGTTAAGATTCTGGTTTCCCAGAACCACTTCCAAAAGTAACACTACTTTGTCTCTTAGGTTGAGTAAGAGGCATCACAGGATTACTTTCTCTCATTAAGTCTGAGTCTACAGCTTGCATTTGATCTGCGGTGAGTGTTTTATAATACTCATTCCGTTCATTAGCTGTTTCTTCAGGTAATCTTGCCAAGATCAACCCACCAACTCCGATAACACCTTTATATCGACCATGGTCAATTGTAGGAGCTTCAAACTCTGGAAATTCTTCTGCTCTTACAGGTTCGAATCCTTCACGCATACGTTTTGACATATTCGTTTTGTCTTCTTGACCTAGGATTGATTCCCGAATCCAACGATGTATAAATCCTGGAGGAGCGGGAGGTGCATCTAATGCGGATGGCGGTTGCCATGGTTTACGGCGAGATTTTTTTTCTCGTGTCTGGGCAGATCTGGAGATTCGATCCGATTCAACAGTTTCTTCGGTATTTACGTTTTCTTCTGTCATTTTTTACTCCTTAACATGTTTAGCATACTCTTCTAGAGGCACACCGAGTTTTTTCGCTACAGCTACTTGGCTCTGTGTGAGCTTAACCACTTTACTGCGTGCAGTTTTTGACTTCGTTTGTCTTGTAGGACTAGCAACTGTCTGCACGGGACGGTCACTTGAAGTATCTTCTCCACTATTAAACTTGTTCGGGAAAAGATTGTAAAGCCTTTTATCTAATTCTGTGTAGTATTCATCAGATGTTCCAAGGTATCCTTCACCTATAAGTTGTTTGTGGACCCCAAATGCAGCAAAAGTTATAGGTTCATCTTGACCGAACCATTCATTTTTTGCTGCCCATTCTTGTGCCTTAGGATGTGGCGGAGTAATTTCTGGCTGTGCATAAGCTTCAGGTGCAACTCCAGCCTCCACTTCTTTCTTCTCAACAGCTTTTCTTTGATTAGCAACTCGACGTAAACTTTCAGATTCTACTGTAAGTTTAGATATCTTTTCATTTGCTTCAATCATATTATCTGTGTTACCAGAATCATAAGCAGTTTTATAGTCTTGCTTTGCTATGTCAAGTTCTGATTTAATCCTGTTTCCGTATTCAGAAAACATGGCTGCGTCGGAAGTCTTTAGTTTACCTTTTAAAGATTCATTTTCAGATTGAATCCTTTTAGCAAACAGAAGTGCTTCTTCGCTTTGTCTTTCTTGTTCTCTTAATTTATAGGTTAGTTTATTGATTCGTTTTTGAACAGTGTCACTATATTCTTCTGCTTCAGTTTTTGGCTCGGATTCTGGTTCTGGCTCTGGTTCTTGAACTTCGATAATTTCTTCTTTCTCTTCTTCTGGCAGTTCTAGTTGAATTTGCTCTGCCTCTGGTTCTGTTTGCAAGGTTTCTTCTTGTTGCACGGTTTTCTCCATGTTATTAATAATCTACTGCTTCTGGATCAGGTAACATTGCTAGAACGTCATCGTCGTTTAAAAGACGCATTTCTCCGCCTTCTATTCTAAAACGTGCCCCAGCATAACGCCCAAAAAGTATCCAATCTCCTTCTTGACACCAAGGTCCCTCGGGAAACTTTTGTTTGTCTTTATATGCATCTGGTCCAATAGCAACCACATATCCCACAACCGAAGCAATCGAGTCTCGATCAATTGTTTCTTTTGCTAATTGGATTCCTCCCTTTGTTACAGGGTCTCTTCCTCTAGGCAAAATCAAAACACGATAGCCTGTTGGCTGTGGTAATAATTCTTTTTGATTTTCAATTATTTCTTTAATTAAAGTTTTTTCTTCTTTTGGTTCTTTATCAAAATTTAAGACTTTATCTGGAATTTCTTTACTCATCTTTTTCCATATTTTTACGCAGGTCTATTATTTCTTGTTCGGCAATTCGGAGACCTGTTACCTCACCGACAATTCTTTGGTATTGTCCCCAATCAGAAACTCCACCACTTGCTATAGTTTCCTCAAGATCTGTGCGCCTACCACGAAACTTCTTGAGCAAATGCTCACAAACCTTAATATAATCCACTAGGTAAGATTTGTGTAGAACTTTAGCCCTTTAGTAGCTGCCCCAACCCCACGCACTTTAATACGCTTGGCAACAGGAGCACCACTAGCAGTGTTTTGGTCTACTTTATCAGAAGTAACCAATCCACCGTGTTTATAGCCTTTTTTCTTTTTTCCCATTTTACTTTTTCCTGCTGTGTTTAATGCAATCGCCACAGCTTGTTTTTGTTTATATCCTTCACCTTTAAGTTTTCCTATGTTCTTAGAAACAACTTTATTTGATGACCCTTTTTGTAACGGCATCAGCAATACTTAGTCTTTTTTCTTCTATTAGACATCACTGCACCACATCCTCCATGATACTTACCTTCCTTATTCTTTTTCGCTTTTCTTTTCGGCATCTTTTACCTGTTTTAATATGTCTGCGTATGTTTTTTGAGACTTCAGTTCTGCCTCCATAGCTTCTTTTTCTCTGTTAGCAGCAATACGCTGTTGGGCAATATCCTCTGTCTTGTCTGCTTTCATTATTTCAATTTCAGCATCAATTTCTGCTTTAGTGAGTTCAGTTTGTGCACGTAATTGATCTGCTTGTGTCTTTCTTTGAACTTCAGCAGCTTGTAGCTCTAGTTGTTGCTGTGCTAATTGAATTTGAGGTTGTTGCTGTGCAATTTGTTGAGCTTCTATCATTGCCTGTTCTTGTCCAGTAATTTGTTGTGTCGCTTCTGCTGCAAGCATTGCAATTTGATTTTGTATTTCTGGTGGAATTTCTTCCCCTTCTGGTGGCAGTTCGATGCCTTGTTGTGCTAATAACTCCTGTACTTGTATTCTGTATTTAAGGGCTTGGTGTTCTTGCACATGTGCAAATAGAACAGAAACTGCCTCTTGGTTTTGTGCAGTATTAGGGTTTTGACTAAAGGACATATGTGTCGTTATGTGTGCTTCATGGTTTTGTTCAATAAAGGCTTTAAGTCCTTCCCCAACCAAAGAATCTTGGTTTTCTTGTATTGGGTCTTTTGGTATTTGACCCTTTTCTGGCTCCAATATTTTATCAATTTCCTGTACCCCAAGTGCCATATACATTTTTCTGTAGGCTTCTCGCATATCATGTAATTGTGGTGCACTTTGGGCTAGTTGTAGTTGTGTTTGTGCCATTAGCACACGTTGACTCATACTAAATATATTAGGATCACTAACAGGAAGAATGTCTACCCGAGCGTCAAAGTCTTTTGCAAAAATTACTCGGCTTCCGCCAACTACATCGTATGGATACTCTGGGGGCAAAGATTCCGCAAATACTCGGGCTAATAATTTAAACTCTATTTTTTGAGCAAAATGTAAGCGTTTGTGTATAGCCGACATTATCTTACTGCCTCGTTCTAAAAGAGCGATAGTAGTCCCCACTGGTGCCTCTTGCCCCATATCACTAATCTTCATATCAGCAATATTAGCAAAACGCTGACCGCTTTCAACTAATACACCCAAAAGTTGAGACAACACACCACTTGGCTCTTTATAAGGTAACGGCATCAACGCATCTCTTAACGCTCCTCCTGGAGCATCAACATCACGCCATTCTCCTGGCTGGATTGGCTCGTCATCGTCTCGGATACGCAGCCCTCTTGCCTTAAATCCTGCTGGCAGGTTACTAAGGGTTCCAGCGTCTATTAATTGTCTCAAAATTGATGTAGCAGACTTACTTAGCCCACCAATCATGTGAATTAAACCAAAGCCATAAAAACCAAGTCCTGGTAAAAATTTATAATGGACAAAGTACTGTGTTTTTTCTTTAAGCGGATCATCAGGAGAATAGTTTCGACGAATGGACAGTATTTTTGCACTTTCTTTAATTATGGTGATGATGTATGGAATGGCTATTCCTGTTTCTTCACCGTCTCTCATGTCTTCAAATCCTTCTAGGTCTGCATCCACATGCATTTCTAAAACAGTATAGGTGTCTGCACTAGATGGCTTAGACACCCCTGTTAAATTGTCTATCTTTTCTTTAACCCCAGCTTGATCATCATCGTATAGCGTAGCTGGCGAACCAATATCTATGTCACGGTAGAGCCCAACCAATTGCAGTTTGCGTATTTGGTT